TTGAGCAGCTGGTCCGCATTCTTTCCGCCCTTTTGAAACTCGGTGAAAAGCTCCCTCATCCCGCTTTGCGTCCGCGAGAAGAAAATTTCGATGAATTTCAGCTGCTCGGATACGGGCAGCATCTGAATGCGCGTTTTGATCTCGGATGTCAGTTCCTCGCTGCTCTTCGTTCCCCCAAGAGGTTTATTGCGGCTGATTTGAAGGCTCTTTAAAGCGTCATCGACGTTTTTTCCGGTGCCCATAAACTCATCGGGCCTGATATCCTCCAGCTTCGGCGTCAGCTTCAGCTCGCTGAATATTCTTTGCATTTGCCGGTCAAAATCTGATCCCTTGAGACCTTTGAGGGACTCCGCAAAAGCCAGGGCCATACCGCCTCCACTCATGGCCTTGGTGAGTTTGACTCCAAGACTGTCAGAAGCCTTTTTCAGATCCTGATCTGGCATGGAGAGGAGCCTTTTGGCCATAAGGTTGAATGGGCTGGCGAGCCTAAGCGTTTTCTCCATGAATTGAAGCGCACCACTGTCCACGGCTGCCAGAAGATTCGAGGCGGCCGGCGCGTGATCCTCGCCGCCAAGGGCCTTGGAGACAGCGGCGCGTTTCGCGCTGCCGGCACCCTTGAGCCTCAGATTGATATCCGAAAGAACATCCATCCAATTTCTGACATTGGTGTCCTTGTCCACGGTGCTGATATCCATGTCATCAAGAATCTTTTTCAGCTCCTTGGGAGGCTTGGCCATGCGAAGGAATATGGCCCGCATGCTCGTTCCCGCCATGGAACCTTTGATGCCGGTGTTATGAAGAATGGATGAAGCGGCGAGGGTCTGCTCAAGGGATGAGCCTACATCCACGGCCGGTGCCGCCGCGTATTTCAACATTTCCCCGAGTGATTCAAGGCTGGATGCCGATGATGAGTAGGCGGCCGTCAGGGCATCACCGACCCTGGCCATCTCCGAGACATCAATCCGAAAGCCCTGCAGCACTTCGCTTGTGATCTCGGCCGTGCGGGCGAGGGAGGTCATCGAGCTTTCCGAAAGGGCCAGCATGCTGGGCATGATCGCGATCATATCATTTGTGCGATAGCCTGCGGTGGCCAGCTCGTTATAGGCTTCAGCAACTTCCTTTGCCGAAAAAATGGTCTCCGAGCCAAGCCTTCTCGCTTCATCCTTGAGACGCCTGTATTCCTCGGAGCTGGCACCTGACATGGCCTTGACCCTCACCATGGCCTTTTCAAATTCCAGGGCATGCCTGAGCGGAGCCGTAAAAAGATAGCCGCTGCCAAGCGTGAAATAAAGATGACTCATGGCCTGCGATCTCAGATCCTGGGCGCGGTCGCGGAGGCCATTCAGTTCCTCCTGGCGACGGGCCAGATACTGCTGACGCTCAATCGACTGATTGTGCCTTCTTTGGGCGTCGGTCAGATCCTCGACATTGTGTCCCTGCTTTTGAAGGGATGATGAGTAACGATCGGATGCCTCAATGGCCTTTTCAATTTGATGCTCACTCCCTGCCACGGCGGCCGCATGGTCGCGCTCCTTTTTTTCAAGCTGCTCCAGGCTTTCACCCGCCTGGGAGGCTGCCTTTGCATGCGCACGATGCGCGTCGGTGGCTTCCTTTTCCTCCTTTTTGGCCACACCCATGGCCTTGCCAGAATCATGGACCTGCCTTTCCAGGGCTTCGAGTTTGGCAATTTCCTCTTGAGTAGGCATGCCTGACATGAGCTTTTTCTGCTCGGCAAGCTGGCGGTTCGTCTCATCAAGCCGGGCGGCAGCTTCCGCAGAAGCGGCTGTGGCTCTCCGGACTTCAGCTTCATAAATGTGCATGGCGTCGGAGAGCTCCCGGGCTTTGAGCCTTTCCTTCTCCAGCGCCTGGGTGATCCGCTGGATTTCCGCCTCGGGAGCGCCTCCTTCGATTGCTGCGCTGCGTGCCGCCTCAAGGGTTCCAATTCTCGAATGCGTGACGGCCAGAAACTGCTGTTTGCCTTCGAGCGTTCCCTCGGTGCCACGAAGCATGCGGTCAGCGGATGCTTTCGCATCCCTGGCCTCCTTCAGGGCATTTCTAAGCCTTTCAAACCTCGCAATCTGCTCCTCTGTGGGACGCCGCGAAGCCTCAATCGCGGCACGCTCCCTGCCGAGTTCCTCGCGGTGCCGTGCATGAGCCTCGGTTGCATGTTTGACTTTTTCACGGGCTGATTCAATCCTCTGATCAAGCGCGGCATAGGCTGCCTTCTGCTGCTCAAGCTTCACCTGGACATCTGAAAGGGCTTTTTTCTGGGCTTCGAGTTTCCCGGTCAGTCCGGCGATGTCGTCCCTTGTCCGCTGAAGCACGCGCATTTCGGATGCGGTGCGCTTCATTTCCTTCAGCGCACTGTTTACCCCGCGGAGCCTTTCATCAGCCGTTTGAAAAGTGCTTTTGAACGCGCTGTCTAATGCTGCGCGGATCAACACACTGACCTGTCTCGACATTTACCGCCACCTCTCCATCATTCGGATCGTCTTTCGAATCATCCAGCGCCCCGAGCCATTCCTCAAATTCGTCCATGGTCATCTCCATGCATTCAAAGGCCGTGAAACCATAGCGCTCCCGCATGACAGCCACGGCCCGCATGATCACGCGGAGCGAGCGGGCCGGATCGGCTTTTTTCCAGGCTCCGCCTCGCCCGCTTTGGTTTCGCGGTGCATGAGCCGCCTGATGTGGGCGTTGATCACTTCCATATCCTCGATCGAAAGTTCATCAAGAGCATCAGCCGGAAGATCCTCGCAGAAGGCCTCGATCATGGCCCGATCGCTTTCAAGGTTGATCTCCAGCATGCGGACAATATCCGGGTTTAAGAGCGCATCTTCAGAGAGGGAAAGGTCCACCTTAAGGCCCGCACTTTTCTCCGCAGCATCCTTTGCCACACGAAGCGATGCCAACTGATGCCTGAGCCTTGCTGTATCGGGGAGGCTAATGGCGGTATAAGTCTTTTCGTTGTGCTCAAAGGGGTGAATGAGCTTATGGATCATCTGAAATTCTCCCATCTTAAAATCATTGTCATGACATTAACCAAGCTTCAAATTCTTTCGCGCCGACTCAAAGTGGTCAAGGGGGCCGTGTTTGACGACTCCGTTCTGAGCATCGACAGCGAAGATCGGAATGGTGTCGCGCGTGACAACGAGCGACATAAGATTCATCTCCAGCGTCTGCACACCTGCCTTGAGATCCCCATTTTTTGCAGATCCAGGGTCAATCTTGAGGATGGTCCCGCGCATCGCGTAGATCAGCTCCGAGGTCGCGCCGAGTGCATTTTGCATGTGCCCATAAACCACGGCATCAACCAGCCCTGCGGTCGGAGCGCCCGCCAGGACAAAGCCTTCAAAGGTCTGCTCGCTCAACTTGAAGGTCACGTCCATCGCCTCAAGCACGGTCGGCATCTTGATGGGCATAGCCATACCGGCGTTCAAAACCTCCTCGGTTTTGTATGCGATCTTCGGAAATGTGACCTCCTCGGCGACGCCGGCATAGTCGGTTGGACCGAGGATCAGATTGAAATTTTTAAGGTACAAAGGAAATTTAACGGACATTCACGGCTCCTCATTTGCAGCAGGTGGCAAAGGCCTGACCTTTGGCCTGCGGGCTCACGCCTGACTTCCAGATCCACTCGCAATACCATGTGCCTTCCTCAAGGATGGGGACGGAGGACTGCAGCTGATGCCCTATTCCGTTTGAGACGTAACAGCCTCCACCAGTCAGAATTTCGCCCTCATCGCAGGAGGCGGATACCTCAGCCATGTTGAGAAGGGTTGTTTCAGATAGGACCTTCCTGCAGCTGCCAACAGTTCCTTTTGGGCCTTGAGGACCCATGGGTCCGGCGCTGCCCCTTGGCCCTGTAAGCCCCATCGCACCTCTTTCACCCTGCGGTCCTTTCAGAAGAGCAATCGGAATCCAGGTGCCTCCCGTACAATTGATCCTTTGCGCCTGGTCGTCATACCAGCAGCCTTCACCTGGAATTCCCCGATCACCTTTGTCGCCCTTGTCGCCCTTCTCGCCCTTGTCCCCCCTGTCGCCTCTGTCACCCTTGGGTCCTGCAGATCCGGAATCACCTTTCGGACCTTTGAGATTTGCGATTTCAATCCAGGTTTCTCCGCATTTGATTCTTTGCGCTTGATCGTCGTACCAGCAGCCTTCGCCGGGCTTTCCGGGATCACCCTTGTCACCCTTGGGACCGGACAGTCCCTGGAGGCCTTCAGGGCCACGCTCACCACGAAGTCCAGGAGGCCCCGCTTCGCCTTTTTCGCCTGAAGAGCCTTGAATGCCGGGATCGCCCTTGTCACCTTTGGGGCCGGCTGGTCCCACAACACCATCAAAGCCACGTTCACCGCGCGGGCCCTGAGGCCCGGTTTCACCCCTGTCACCCTTGGGACCCGGGATGCCGGGATCGCCTTTGTCACCCTTGGGACCGATGAGTCCTGTGGAAGGACCCACCCATTTTCCTCCGGCATCAATCACCGGATTTTTTCCGACATGAAGTGAGCGGACATTCACATCAACAGGCATGTTCACATTTCCCGTGGCCCCGGAAACAATCACCGATGCAGGGCAGTTCACCCTGTCCTTGCACTCACCGAATGGGGCGGTCTTGTGGATCCTGAGCGTGAGGTCCCCTCCCTTGCTGTTGGTCCCTATGTTGTCGATAAGATAGGTGCTTTCAAACGTGGGACTTTCATTATCGGAAAAAAGCGGCACTGTTTGCTGGGCGAAGGCGGCAAAGCCTAAACATAAAATGGCTGCGAATAAAATCAGACGAAATGAATTCATTGGGCACCTTCTCCAAAATTTTCGTAGTATTTATTGGTGTTGAATCCTTCAAAGTGAAGCGTCTCGGCCACGGCGGTTGGCGTGAAGCTGTACTTCCAGTAGACATCACCACGGGCCAGAGCATCGGCCGTGTTGCGTTCCGTATCGCCCTTGCATTCGCCGCCGACAATGGCACCCTCACGAATCAGATCCGAAAAAAAGTTATTCACCTTTCTTTCGACCGCTCCAATGAAATCGCGATTGATCCCTGCCGCCACCGCCCAGCGGGTTGAAGCGGCGATGGCCTCCTCGATGGCATCGGCGATACGAACCTTTTGTATCTGACTCGTTTTGGAGTCCGATGGACTTCCTGCACCCTTTGCTCCCCAGACCCTGAAGCCCCCATCCTCGCGGATAAGGGTCGCAACCTGCATGGCGTTATACTGCTGGGCCGTGGACTCGGGATCATCCATCTCAAAGGAGATCCCCACGCTTGTCCCAAGAATTCCATAAAGCGGCTGATTCGATGGCGACTGCCAGAAGTTGATTCTTGAAAATACGCCAGCCACATACGAACTCGCGGGAGCGGAAATTGTTTTGTCGTCAGCCGCGACCTTGACCTTCGGCGAGACGATATAAAGGCGGGCGTTGCCATTGAGGTCACGGAACTTTTTCAGCTCCTTTTCATCCTCCGGGCCATCGACAACTGCAATGGCCTTAAGGCGCCGGGCTACGGACACGAGTTTCGTCACAATTGGATTTGCGGTATCAGCCATGGATCAGGTCCCCCGGGGTCTGTTTCGATTGTTTTCGGGTTCCGGCGCAGGCGTCGGATTGGGCGAAGGCGTCGGGTTTGGTGCCGGTGCAGGATTCACTGTGCCCTCCGTGACTTCACTGCCAAAGCCGGGCACAATCAGAATCTTGGGCTTATAGCCCGTCACCGATTTGGCCGTTGGCAAGGCATCAATGGCCTTTAAAATGTCGGCCTGGGAACCCGATGCTGACTTCACAAGGATCATGCGCGCAAGGCCCTGCTCCTGAACACCGATCACGGCATCAAAAAGCGTTCCCTTGTCCCCTGCTCCTCCTTCCGGATAAATGGCGTCAAGAGCGGCCTTTTTCCCGAGAAACGCCCGAGGAAAATTGACTGTCAGATCCTTGCTGGCCGGTGCAGTCCCCACAATTCCAACGACACTCGTCGATGGCGAGCGGATTTCCTGGCCTTCGCCTGTTGCCTGACTGATGATGATTCCATGCACGTAGAGTGCGTCACTCATATTTGACCTCGAATGATCCATGAAAAATTCTTTTAAGTTTGCCGCGTGCCTGAACTGATACGAAAAGCGCGGCGCGAATCGCCTCAATTTCCCGCTCCGATGGAATACGGCCGGGATCGACTTCATATTCAAAGTGGGAAAGCGGAATGAACCTGATATTTGAAAATCCGACCCAACGCATGGCCGTCCGGATCGCAAGGAGGGTTCCATGAAGCCGCATGAAATCCTGAATTTCCTCATCGAGCCTTTTGGGATCGACAGCGTAAGGGAGGAGCGGCTCCAGGCTGTATTCCCAGAGAATGGCTTCCCTTATCTCAGGGTCCGCGCGAAGCCGGATGTTCTCTATCGGCTGCGGATCGAACGATGGATAAAGCTTTCGGAAAATGGGCTCAATCATGCTGTCTCCACGGAAAGATCAAGAGTGGAAATCACCGCATAACGCTCAGCCTGAACGGGAATATTGCTGACAGGCGAACGCAGAACCACCGACCGGACGCCCATCTGGTGCAGCTCCTTGATAATCCAGCTTACGGTCGGAACCCAGCCGAGGCGC